CAAAAAGAATAACATTTTCAAATTTAAATACAGCTATATCTTCTGTTGCTACAAGTATTGCTGCTGATAATATAACAACTGGTGATGCTGCTGTTACTATAGCGACAAGTTCTGGAAGCATTACTATTGACGCGCAAGCAGGCGATACTGATATTATATTTAAAGGTACAGATAGTTCATCAGATATTACAGCATTAACATTAGATATGTCAGAAGCTGGAGCTGCTGTATTTAATTCTACAGTTACTACTACAGGATTAATAATTGGTGATGCATCTATTGATGAAACAGAATTAGAAATATTAGATGGAGCTACTCTTTCTACTACTGAATTAAATTATGTTGATGGTGTTACTAGTGCCATCCAAACTCAACTTGATGCAAAACAAGCTACTATAACTGGATCTGCAACAACTATTGATACAGAATCTTTAACTGCAAGTAGAGCAGTTATATCTAATGGTTCACAAAAAATTGCAGTATCTGCTACTACAGACACAGAACTAGGTTATGTAAGTGGAGTAACATCAGCTATTCAAACACAATTAAATACTAAATCACATATTAATTATAATTTAACTAAGACAGCAAACTATACAGCTGTTGCTGGTGATAAAATATTGTGTGATACTTCAGGTGGTGCATTTACAATTACACTTCCTGCCAGTCCTAGTGCTGGTGATGAAGTTCATGTGCTTGATGCAACTGCATCTTTTGATTCCAATAACTTGACAGTAGGTCGCAACTCAAAGAAAATACAAGGAGCTACTAACGACTTAACTATAACAACTCAAAATACTGGTATTGGTTTAGTATTCTACAATGATACTTATGGTTGGAGAGTTCTAGTTGATGCTTATGATGTTGATGTAACGGAGCTATAATATGGAAGATATTTACAATCCTAATCAAGATATCTATGTAGATAGAAGTGAACACAAACTTGTTGTAAAAAAGACACAGGATGTAACACCAATTCTTGAAGAAAACAAAATATTTAGAAATCATATACCTGAAGCACAAAAAGGTGACTTTCAAAGAATTGCACAAATACCATTGATTGCTCTACAAATAAAAACAAAAGAATTACATGGTCATTCTAACTGGTACAAATTAGATAAAGATCAACAAAGTGATGTAATTAAGAAAATGGTAAACAGTAACGAATTTCAAAACTTTAGAATTGGGAGTAAGAAGTTATAATGGCTTTAAATAATTACGCAAATTTAAAAATAGCAATAGCTAATTTCCTAGCTAGAGATGATTTAACATCTGAAATAGATGACTTTATAGATTTAACAGAAGCTGATTTTAATCGTAGATTAAGAATTAGATCAATGGAAACAGTAGATAGTTCATTTACTATTGATGCAGAAACAGAAGCATTACCAACTGGTTTCTTACAAGTAAGAAGTTTTGTTCTTACAAGTCCTACACCAGATAGAGCTTTACAAGTAATGACACCATTTCATCAAGCTAATACACAAGGATTTAATAATTCAGGTACACCAAGAGTATACTCTATTGAAGGTTCTAATTTTAGATTTAGTCCTGTTCCTGATACAGCTGCAACAGCCAGGTTAACATTTTATAAAGCCTTTGACAGTTTAAGTAGTACAACTACTACTAATCATATTCTTACAAATCATCCTGATGTTTATTTATTTGGTGCATTATATTTTGCATCTACATTTATCAGAGGTATGGATCAGGGAACTGTTGTACAATTTAAAACACAATATGAATCTGCTATAAAACAAGTTGAAGATGCAGATGATCTTGATAAATATAATGGAACTCCATTAGTACAAAGATCAGATATTAATATTAATAATTTAGATAACGTAGACTAATGCAATTACCTTTTGGAGAATGGTTACCAGATTTACCAGATCATGTAAATCCAGGTTCAACACAAGCATTGAATGTATTTCCTGCTGTAAATAGTTACAGACCATTTAAAAAAATTACTGCAACATCTAGTAACGCAACTACTGCAAGATGCCAAGGTGCAAAAGCATTTAAATCAGATAGTGGTGTAGTTTCTATATTTGCAGGTGATGCTACTAAACTATATAAACTAACATCTAATTCATTTGTAGATGAAAGTGGTGGAACTACATTTAGTTTTCCTGCTGATTCTTATTGGGATTTCATTAGATTTGGTGAAGTGGTTATTGCCTTTAATGGTGATGATGCACCTCAAGCCTGGACACTTGATGGTTCAACTGATTTTGCTGCACTTGGAGGATCACCTCCTGCATTTAGACATGCTGCTGTTGTAGGTAATTTTGTTGTTACAGGATTTCAACCAACCGCACAAAACAAAGTACAATGGTCTAGTTTTAATAGTCCTACATCTTGGACTGTTGGAACTAATCAATCTGATTCAGAAACATTACCTGAAGGTGGTGTTATTACTGGAGTTACTGGTGGACAGTATGGATTGATATTTCAAGAATCTCGTATCACTAGAATGGATTATAGAGGTGGCAATGTTGTATTTTCTTTTAGACGTATTGAAGATAATAGAGGTGCTGTTCAAGGTAAAAATGTAATCCAAGTTGGAAACCTTGTATACTATTTATCTGAAGATGGATTTTATGTTACTGATGGATCTGCATCAAGACCTATAGGAGCTAATAAAGTTGATCGTTTTTTTTATAATGATTTAAAGTTTCATTTAAGAGAAAGAGTTAGAGCATCTTATGATCACCAAAATAAATTAGTTATGTGGTCTTATCCATCTTCTACTGGAGCTAACTCAGGTACACAAAATGATAAGATATTAATATATCATATTGCTAGTGATAGATGGTCTGTCGTAGAATTAGATCATGAATGTATTATTGATTACTTATCACCTGGTTATACATTAGAAGAACTAGATGATTATCCAAGCGCAGGAACAAATGATATTGATGCTATAACTGTTTCATTAGATAATGCATTGTTTATAGGTGGACTAAGAAGTGTAGGTGCATTTAATACAGATCATAAGTTAGGTTCTTTTGAAGGTGATACTTTAGCAGCAGAAATTGGTACAGGTGAAACTGAGTTAGTCAAAAATAATCGTGCATTACTAACTCATGTTAGACCTATTGTAGATACAAATGCTGCTACTTGTTCTGCATCATTTAGAAATAGAATAGCAGATACTCAAAGTAATACATCTCAAAATACTATGCATAGTACAGGAACTATACCATTTCATAAATCAGCACGATATTTTAAATTTAACTTACAGATACCAGCTGCATCTACTTGGACTGATGCACAAGGTTTAGATGTAGAAGCAATAAAAGAAGGATATAGATAATGTCAACATTTGATCAACTTGTAGCAAAATATAGAAATCTTAGTTATGGCAGATTAACTGCTAACAATCCATCAGCATTACAAAATGTTATATCACAAAATAATGGATTACTAGGAACTCAAATGATACCAGGCACAGGTAATTATTTTGAAACTATACCAGAAGATGAAATGAATTTTATAGATACACCATCAGGAAAAGTTGCACAAAATAGATTTAGAGTAGATCCTAATACTGGCCAAATAATCTTTGGAACACCAGGAGGACAACTTAGTGATAACACAGGTGTATATGATTCTAGTATTGATTATGGTGATCCAGGATATGCTAAAAAATTTGGTGGTACTAACTTTGATGGAAGTATGGATCCTATTGAAACTGGAACTGGACAAGTTGCAAAAAACAGAAGTGGTGGTGGAGCAGGACAAGAAAGAGATATGGCTGGTACACAATCAGGTCTAGAACGTATTGGTGGAATGAACCTTAAAATAAATCCAGTATCTGGTAGAATAGAAGTTCTTGATCCTAATTCTTTAGCGTCAAATTTCTTAACAGATTATAGTGCTTTATCACAATTTACTCCAGCAGGAATGTTAAGTGGTTTATTGGGTAGTAACTCTTATGGCAATCAACTAGATCGTATAAGAAGTCAATATGGAGATGCAATAGCAGATGAAATACAAACAACGTATGAAAGAATGCAAAAGTTCGGTGATACTCCATCTGGTGTATTATCTCCTGGTTTACAACCAGGCACAAAAGTTAATGTAGGAAACACTCCTGGATTTATTAATAGTCAAGGAAACTTCCAAGCTGGAACTCCAATAGGTGAAATTTCTACTGGAACTGAAGATGATAAAGTAAAAACAAAAACTACATCTGATAATGACAACAAAAGAGAAGGTGGAAATAATCAATCTTCACAGACTTCTGGAAATGATGAAGGAACTATGGGAGATGATCAAAGAAAATCAGGCGGTAATCCAGGTGGCAGTAATAAAATAGTTTGTACTATGATGAATGAATCTTATGGATTTGGTTCATTTAGAAATGCTATATGGTTAAAATATGCTAAAGATAATTTATCACCAGAGTATCAAATAGGATATCATAAATTATTCTTACCATTAGTTAAATATGCAAAAGGAAATAATAAATCAAACTTACTTGTTAAAAATATATTAGAACATATTGCTATACATAGAACTATAGATTTAAAACAACAAATGAGAAACAATAAACGTCATACACTTGGTAGAATATACAGAGCTATACTTGAACCTTTATGTTATATTGTAGGTAAATATGGCAAGTAAACAAAACTTAGAATATGTTTACAACTATCCTGCATATACTTTACAAGGTATATTGTTATCTACATATGAATATCAATTAGTATCAGAAGATATTACTAATCAATTAGTAAGATATCATAACTCTGAAAACCAGGAGGTAGTATCATGGTTTCTTGCGTAAACTGTAATCACGAATGTCATTG